ATATGTTTTAGCATCTGTAAATGGGCCTTTTAAAATTCCTGTACCTAGTAATGCCATTTCAAAAAATACATGACGCATAATTGTAATAGCTTTACTTTCTTCTAGTTGGTCATGAATTAATTTCTCCATAGCTTCTGCTGCTAACTTAGCAGGTTCTATCTGTGGAGTACCTGTACTAGATGGGCCTTCTTCAAATCCTACGTTNTCATATTCTTGTGCAAGATTTCTCATTAAGTCTGTAGCAGTAGCACCAGGAGGGATGCCTCTACCATCACCTGCATAACCATAAGGATCCATTTCTTCTGGAGCTTGTGGTTGTTGCTGTTCTTGTGGTGTTTTTAAATGAGCTCTTTCTGCAATACCTTCGGGTACTGATGTTGGATTAATACCTAAAGGAAATTTATTTTGTGAAAATAGTACTTCAATAATTTGACCGAATGATGCAAGAACTTTTGTCTTTGTAATCTTAACAAAGATTCTAGACTTTTCGTTATCTCTAAAAGCCATTTCTGGCCCATACAATCCTCTATAATTTCTATAAGCCTTTAACCATCTTTTTTCATCATAAATTTTAGATGTCTCAGCTTGTTGAAACTTAGAACGTATGTGTCCTACAAGTCCGTTTCCTGCAGTTTCATAACTGCCATTTTTATCTTTACTATCTTCCATTTAAAACTTAGTAATCTTTTTCTTCAGCCATTCTAAAAATTGATGGATCTACTTTTGATTTAGATTTTCCTTTTTTATCTTTACCATCACCAGCCATATCACCTTGTTTGATTTTCATACTTGGATTAATTTCCAATTTATCATTAGGTCTTTTAGCTACATCTGGTGCAAGTTCTCCATGCATATATCTTTTCATCATTTGCTTTTCTCCTATATTAATAATCTTTTTGATCTGCCATTGTAAATAAACTGTCCTGGATATGCTCTGAACCAGATTTAGTTGGGACATTATTATCCGCTAAATAGTTCATAGACTTGTATTTTCCTGGAGCATGTTTATTAAAGTCAATGTTCATTGATTCTCTGTTTGGTTGTTTGCCATCAGCAGCTTCACTTAATTGACCTTGTTTTACTTTAGCCTTTGGGTCGAATTTTGCTTCCATGTTTCCTCCTGTTATATTTTTACTTTTTTAATTTTAAGTATATTCTTAGTAGGAATCACTGTATGACCACCACCTTGTTTAACTTCTTTGTTATTTAACTCAAAATTAAAATCTGACATAAGGATTGTTACTTCTGAGTCATATCTCATTAACCATCCTACGGTACAGCAAATAGCTGTAGTTGATTTTTTTATGTCTGGTATATCTACCCAAGAAGCATCCGATACAATATCTTCCCAGTAAGCAATTACCAATTCATATGGAAATATTTTTTTATTAAGCTCTGGAAGTTTTCTTTTTGACATCTTTTAACTTTCCAGATTTTTTCCATTGCATAAAAAACAGCAGTACCTTTTTTAGTACCATACTGTTCTTTTAATTCTTTTAAAACTTTTTTACCTTTGGGATTCAAAGGCATTATAATACTTTCCCTTTATTGATTCCTGATTTAACAACATACTTACGTGTTCCATTAGCATTTTTATCTACAGACTTTTTAAAGTATCTGCATAAAAATAATTCTTTAGCACGTCTTGTTGCATCTTGAAAATAAATATTTACTTTGTGGTGTATTCTATTCATAATTAATATCCAAATTTTTTATCTGCAGCATTAAACTCTGTACTGAAGATAGGTTTAAAACGTTGTGCATATTTAGGGTGCATGGGTCTGCTCATACATCCATAACGTAATGCATCATATGCGTGATCTTCTGCATTCGTATCTACATCTTCTGGGTTTTTATCATCAACAGGTAGAGTTGTAATTGTTCTAATTAAATTTCTACAGTTGTTAAAAACTCTAAGACCTGGTTCTTTACCATTCATTGATAATCGTTTATGAATTTCAAGTTTACCACTAATTCTACTTTTAGGTGATCTATCGGATTGTCTCCAACGACATCCTTGTTGTATCATTGTCTCTGCAATGCTTGGGCCTACATCACCTCTCTTAGCCCATGTACTAGAGTCTAATACTCCGTATTGAATATATTCTCCAGATTCTAATTCTATAACTTTTCTTGCGAAAACATCTGCCGTAATTTTGGAAGTATATAACTCTCTATAGACCCACAAATTATTATTGTAATCAACAGCAAACCATAAAACGCAAGCAGGAGAACTATAACCCCAGTCAGCAGCACGAAACCTATACCATCCTTTAGGTATTTCAAAAGGTTCGACCACATGGACTGACCTGCTAAACTCTGGAAAGGCTGAATCTTCATAGGCATCCCAATCTCCATCTAAGAACTGTTTACGTTGAGTATCAGGTAAAGATGCAAGCATAGCATAATAGTCATCTGTTTGCATCAGATAAGGATTGTCTTGTAACTTTGCAGGAATAAATCTACGTGTGATAGTTTTTACTCCGACAGGTGTGTCTATTTTTATTTCAAATGCAGAGTTAGGTTCTGCAGGGTCTACAAACATTTCTTTAACCCATTGTGATCCAATGTTACCTGGGTTGCCTGTAGCTCTTAAATAAACAGGTATGTCCTTATCAACTGATCTTAAAGAAGATCTTAAAAAATTATATATATCTGGCGAAGGATATTGTGGAAGTTCGTCTATTCCTATCCATGTGTATGATTGACCTTGGTAACGTAAAACGTCTGTCATGTTCTCTGCGTAACCAAACTCGATCTTTGCTCCCGAGGGAAATCGCCATTCTTTTTCTTGTTCTCTCCATTTTGCTCCTGGATATGCCTTTGAGTATAATAGTTGAGACTTACTAATTAAGTCTCTTAACTCTGGCATTGTACGTCTTATTAACAGTGCTCGGTGATGAGCCTTGGAACAATATCGAAGCGGATCTACTAGCATGGCATAAGACTTGCCTCCACCTCTTGCTCCACCGTAAAATACTTCTCTTTCGGAAGCTGCAAGAAATTGTGTCTGTGGGCCACCGTTTGGCTTGAAGATAACGTCTTGCGATTTTACATGCTCTTGTATTGTCTTAGGAGCACTATCTATTACATCTTCCGTAAGTAGTTGTGTGTCTTTACCTTCAAGAGCTTTGTTAATAGTTAACAGTTTTCTTTTGGTATTTTCTGCAGCTTGTTTCGCTGAACGTAGCGTTTGTTCTGCTTGTGCAACTTTCTTACGTTTTCTTGCTAGAATTTGTTTGGCAGATTCTTTAGCTTTCTGTCGTTTCGGTTTCTTCTTGGGTTTCGGAGGTGCTACCTCGTTCAACTCGTTTTTTAAGTCCGACATGTGAAATGTATCTACCTGTTTTTCTGTGAAGCCATTGAGCTGTTTCTCTAAGTGAACAAGTTTTTAAATATTTCTTAGCTTGCTCTAGTGCTTCTAATTCTTCTTTGACTGGTTCAATGTAATCTGGATTATCAGATTGTTTAAAACCAAATGGAATTGTTCTAGCTCTTCTCTTGATCTTGATCGTTTCCATCTTTTGCTGGCAGTATGAATATACCATGGACTGCTTTCATATTAATATCTAGTTGATCTTTCTTTACGATACCAACTCTGTCTAATAATTGAGTGGCAGCGGCTAGACGGATGTTTGCGTGTGGAGTTGTACCATCTTCGTCTAGCAAATCGGTGAGTCTGGTTGCTGCCTTAGCAGAATGTGTGGATAAATGGTTCTCTGCTAATTCTGTAATTTCTTTTTTTAGGTTTCTAACAACTTTAGGGTAACTGTGTTTAGCGTAGCCTGCTATTTCTGCTGCTACTCTTGGATCTCCCTTTGCTTCCCCGAACAATACNTCGAGAAACTTCTCCTGCATATCGGTTAAGTTTTTCTTTGGACTTGGAATTATAGAAGAATCCATTGTTTGCATTAATTACTTCCATAAATTCTTTAAATGGAAGTGTAATTACCTCTTTACTTTGACTTTTTTTTAGCATTTAGATATTCTTTTAAAGTTTTATAAGGAGATTTATTAATATCATCCTTAGTTACTGTTGAATATTTTTTACCTTCGTACATAAATGTACCTTTGCCTGCTTTTCTAGCAGAACTAAATGCTGATTTAAAAGTATTTGGTTTAGATTCACCTTTTGGTTTAGCAGATGAATCAC